CGGGAGCAGCCCAATTGATTGAACACGTAGTCCAGTACCACACGCCAGCCGTCCCGGCTCACGACACCACGACCAGCCAGGGACAATTCAACCCCGTCCCCGTTGAAGCCTGTGAACACATAGCCGCCGGTCAACGTGCCATCGCGATCGATAATCCCGATCGCTTCAAAGGGCGGATGGAAGGCTTTGCCGTTGATCCGCGCGACCCAGTCTCCGACTGTCTGGCTGTGACCGAGCAGGATCATACCTGGGCGCCACTTTCCATAGTCAGATCAAAGCTATTTACCCGCAACGTGATTTCAGCACCGTTAGCAGTCCCCCAGATAGCTGAGCCCCATTTACCGGAGCCCCATTCACTTCCGCCGGACGGGCTTTCCACTGAAACCTGCATTCTAATCGATGCGCAGTAGCCAAGCCCCGTCACCGACCGCCAGATTGACTGATTGACGACATCCCCGGCCCACGTTCCGACATCCCAAAGCGCCGTATCCCAGAGCGATTCCACGGCTGCAGCTGTTGACGAAACCGAAATCGCAGCGTTGGTCTGGAAGTCCACATTGAATGCCAATCCGGGATTAGCCTGTTGGTCTGTCGTCAGCTGCGGCCGGCACATCATCCAGCGTTTTTGATTTCCTCGTTGCCCATAATAGTTATAAGCCGTCATGAAATCGGCAGTTAGCGTCCGTCCAAAATCAGTCCCTGACTTATCCGCCTCATAGACCGTACCGTCATTGCCGCCGAAAAAAATACGATCCTGATACCGTTCCCAGCATGAACCGTTCATCCCGGTAAATCGACACCATGCGCCCGTGATGGTGTTCATCACGAACTGCTGCTGTTCAGTGTTCTCTGTCACCGGTACATTGAGGATGGCTCTTGTCCCTTTGGGATAAGAAATCACCTGCCAACCGAAATTGTCCTTGTAGTTGATCGCCGCCTCGTTCATCGCGTGCAGAATATTCTGTGTCAGCGTGACGGACTGAACCGCGGCGCGCTCATAGATCAGCGCCTTGGATAGCGGGACCAACCCATCTACACAGATAACCGCGACATCGGCGCCGACTTTCGTCACGCAGCGGCGACCGATCGGCGTGCCCATCAGATACGTGCCAACCAGCGTAAAATCCGTGTCGGGGTCTATTCCCTTGTAGACTGAAACCTGCCCTCTTGATGAAATGAACGCGAGATAATCATCCGGTCCATCGCCGGCATCGAGCGACCACGAGGCGATCTGCATCAGATACCCGCCGAGCGACCAGTTGCCGCCTACCGGGAAAGCTGTTGCCGTTCCTTGAATGCTGTCGATGTCGAGATATGCCGCGTCCGTCGAATTGTTCTGAGCAAACCAAAGCCTGTTCTTGTGTGGCGTGACCGTAACAAACCCGGAGCCGTCCAATCCGGTAATGGCTGCTACGAGCCAGGATGTACCATTGTAATATTGAGGATCATCCGCACCGTTGACCATGTAGAGGAAATTTCCTCCCGTGGTCGCAAAATTGGTATGCTGAAAACGGCTATTGATCAGCCCGGTCACCGAAGTAGCGACCACCGTCGTAATGTCGAATATCGTTCCGTCCGAGACAGCAAACAGCGACTCCGAAGAAGCGCCCTCGTAAGCCGCAACCGTCTCAACCGGAGCCTGCGTTCCTGTGTTGGCGTGGCGAACAAAGCCATTGCGAAGCTCTACCCAGCCCGGCTGTGGGAACCAGTTATCGAGCTGAACCGCTCGATCCGGCTTCATGTTTGCCAACGGAGAGATGGCATCCCATCCCCCTACGGGAGCGGGAATGGACGCACCCTTGACGACTACCGGCTTTGGTACTCTGGACTTTCGACTGGCATTCCACGACGCTCTCACGGATTGCCAGGCCCCGGATAATTGCCGTCCACCACGTTGGAATCCGTCAACAGATATGGTCCCGCTCGCCTGTTGAGATACAGGTCCGGAATGCCGCCATCGGCCGCAAACTTGGCGGTAACCGCGTCGATGAATTCCTGCTGCAGACTGGCGTATTCGAATCCCTTGATTCTCCACATCTGCCATTTCAGGCCCATGACGACGATCTGCTCATCGAGCAAACAAATGTCCGTGTCGGTCGTCATTTTGTTGGTGAACGTGCCGTCCACCTTCTCTACCCAGTTCTGCGAGATGTACTCCCAGACCAAAGCACCGGGCGCAGGAGCAGACCCCGCGAACGGCGGCGGCCAGATCCGGTAAGCATTCGGGCGTCGCCCAACCTGACGGAAGCGCCTCCGGGGGCCGGTCGTAAATATCCCCGAGCGGAGCAGCTGATCCATTTGCGGGCTATCTGGCCCAATCAACCGCCATTGGTTGGTACGATCCCACCAGGTCTGACCAATGAAGCGATCGAAGTCCGTCGGGATATCGTATGTATCCTTGCCGAAGGTGATCTGCGTTGCCACGGCAGTAGCAGTGGATTGCATATCCATCCGCACGGAATTGGCAGACAACACCTCGGCAACGCGCTGAGCCTGGGGCTGGCCGGCTCCTGAGATGGCGTAGGATGTATCGAGGCCGGCGGTTGACGGAATGCCAAGGATAATGTCCGAGCCGGCAACGACACTCCCTGTAGTGACGGTCGCGGCCTCAATATTGATGATGTGCTCTAGCTGAAGATCGGTCCAGTCATATTCACGGTAGAGATCCGTGCAAACACGATTGGCGAGCGCCATGAGTTGGGTTGTCTGCAGGTCCGTGGTGTTTACCACCGTGGACGGCGCAGGCAGCCCCAGTTCATTCGCCGCCGTCTGGAGGATCGTCAGGAGGTCAGCCATCCGACTAGCCCGACAGGAACGAGATCCACTGCGTGGCGCTCACCTTGAAGAACACGCGCGAGGTGTTCTGGGCCACGGTTACGCTGGCGTTCGTGGTGCCGCCATTGATGCTCTCGCCGGTCGCCGGGAAGACAAGGCCCGTCGTCGCGGAAAAATTCGAGATGATAACGGGACCAGAGGCCGGGATAGCAACCGGCAGGGTAATTGCCGTTGCGCCACCCGTGGTCGTCAGGACCGTCATATTGGTCGTCACGACAGCGCCCCCGTTCTGAGCCGTGCCGATGCCGGCCTTGCTCATCGTCGCGAAGCCCAAGCGTCGGGCTTGCTGATCAGGAATGCCGAGCCCAATCAGGGTTGCGGTAGCAGTCATGCGGGTTCTCCTACAGGTTTCGGCGGACGGCCAGGGCCGCGCCGTTGCGGGGTTTCGGTGTCTTCGTTCTTCGCCTGCAGCGCAGCCTGAAGCTGTTCGATTTGCTTCTGCATTTCCGCCATCCGGTTCATGTCGGCGCCGGTCTGGGCAGTCATGAGATATTGTTTGGCGCGTTCGACCAGCTGCCGGCCGCCCATGGGCAGTGCCTGAATGGCGGTATCGCTCAAGGCCGCAAGCTGTTGGATAGTGAAGATGTTGAGCGCCTTCAGCGTAAGGATCTGGCCGGGCTCGGAAGGGAACAGATGATCAAGGGGAGTGCCCGCGACCTCGTTCTCAAGACCCTTCTCGAAATTCTCCCACTGCTTGGGAAAGCGCATCTTGTGAAAGTCATTGGCGAGCTGCTTGACCGATTCCTTCTCGCCCGGCTGAAACACCTCGATCATGATCACGTCGTTGTAGACCGGCAGCCCCTGCTCTTTCGAGGCATAGGTGCTCAGTTCTGCGTGTTTGTAGAACTTGACCAGCAACTGCGCGTCGTTGCCGAAGATCGCCGTTCCATCCGGCGCATAGCTCTGAGGATTGAATTCCAGACTCATATTGCCTCCGTAAAAAGGCCCGCCAGCGGGCGCTGACGGGCCGGGTTGGTTAGGTCGAGATGTACGGGAAGTTCAGAACACCAGGCGCGTTGCCCTGCGAGGCGCCGCGAGCGGTCGTCAGCCAGATGCCGGCGAGCGCCTTCGTGGTGATCGTATCGTCGATTTCGCCCGCGTTCGCAGTCGAGCCCAGCGCCACATTGGCCGCACAGGACGTAAACACGCGGATGTCATCGCACGTGCCATAGACCTGCAGCCAGCCATACTGGCCGATGGTCGCCGCAGCCGGAGCCACGCCGATCTTGTCGCCGATCGCGCCCGTCGAGGTGGACTGCATGACAGCGAGGAAATCCTCGTCATACACGCAGACATAACCGAGGCCGGTCACGCCGCCCGTGCCGTACTTGACGAAGATCCACTGCGAACCATCGGTGCCCTGAGAAATCTGGCCGAGGTTGAAAGGGATATCTGCCGTATACGGATACAGCGTGGAGCTGACGGAGTAGGTCTGAGCGAAATTAACGCCCAGGACACCGCTATTGCCATAAGGAATCGTCATTGTTGGCTTCTCCTTATGCGAAGAGGACGCCCTGCAGGCGCCGGTTGGAGATGGTCATGTTGCCGGCCCATCCCATGAGCTTTACAGAAGCGTCCTGGTTGACCGACATGCGCTTGGGTCCGATCGCGTTGAAATTCCGGTCGCGATGCGGCCGATACTTCAGATAGCGGGTGTTGAGCAGGTACATAGTGTTGGCGGGACAGCCGCCGACCGGAATTGGATCGGTCGAGTAGCCCTGGAAGCCGCCGTCCAGCAGAACGTCTGCCGAGCGGTACTTCAGGACTTCGAAGCCGGTCGCGCCTTCCTTCACCTGCTCGATGCGCTGGATGGCCTGCAACGACTGGTTATAGAGTTCCCAGTAGTTGTTATCGGCCGTGATCAGGTCCACCTTGTCCGTTCCGCGAACGAGTTGGTTCGCAACCGCGTCCATGTAGCTGCGGATATTGGCCGCCGAGGT